CTCAAAAAAGAATTTAAATTAAAAGACAACGATAAAGTAATGAAGTATCACGATTCTTGGTGGAGAAATCTTTTGAATAAACAACAAAGCAAATTAAAAGAAATATTTCCTGCAAAAGTATATGAAGCACTTATAGGTCGTTGGGCATACAATGATAAATCAAATAAAATTACAACGATACGAATGGACTTATCTGAACAACCCAAGTTGAAAGATTGGGTAAACAAATTTGAAAAAGAAGATATCGTAAAACAATTTGAAGCAAATATGTGGCCTTTCCAATTTATATTTTTGAAACTAGGAGCAGAAGTTCTTCAAAATGTAAAAGGATTTGTGGCAGCTGGTGGAAGTGATGACATAGCAAAAGCACTCGATGCACATACCAAAACATTAGAAAACAAAAAAATTAATTCGGTGGAATCACCTGATAAGTTCAAAAAAGATATGGCCAAACTACACAAAAATCTTGATCGTCTTACTGCAATTGGTGGAACGAAAGTAATCGCACCAAGTGAAGGAGTTGTATTTCAATATAAAGGTGGTACATATAAACTCACCGGAACATTTGCTCCTATAAATCAAATTATGGGAATAATGAGGTTTTAGAAATGGAAGTTGATGAACGAAATTTATCTCGACAGGCCAGAAGAAAACTCGCAATGGTTGCAAAACGAAGTGCAAAAAAACGACAAATAAAGAAAAAGATGTTTGCAAAGAGAATGAAGTCTCCTGCCAAGTTAAAAGCATCTTCTGAGAAAGCAGCCAAAAATCTTATAGTAAAGAAGATGCTTGGTGGAAAAAATTACTCTGATTTATCAATAGGTCAAAAAGAACTTATAGACAAAAAACTATCTACCAAAAAAGGTTTAATAGCAAAGGTTGGTAAAAAACTTTTACCAAAGATTAAAAAAAAAGAAAAGGAACGACTTAAAAAGGTGAGAGCAAATAATCAAAACACAGAAGAATTATCCGAGGACACACATGGAGTTTTAACATTGAGTGTAAATGATTCACAACCAGAAGTATCTGCGAGATATGTAACTGGAAAACTAAAACCTTATGTATTTAAAACAAGAGAAGATGCAAAGCTACATTGTAAAAAAGTCGGTGGGAAACCGTTTGAATCAATTGACACGGGTCGGTTTTATGTAGAATTTACTAAACTTGATGGACCAGTAAATGAGAAGGTCGAATACAAGAACGCAAACGAAATAAAGAAACAATGGAAATTAGAATACCCAAGTGCCAAGTTTACTTTCAAAAAAGTTCGTGCAAAAGGAAACGAATTTTTGATGGTATTATCTCCAACGGGTGTTGAACTTGAGAAATATCAATTTGTACCAAAAACAGGATGGACTGAAATGAACGAAAATAAAGATAACGAAGAAGATGTAAAAGAATTAAAAGCAATGCTTGATATTGCAAAACTGCTGAGTGATCAAAGTTCATACTTTAAAGGTCGTGGTAGTAAAAAAGAATATATCAAGATGCTCGTTCATAAAATAAGAAACTTATCAGAAGCAAAAAAGAAAAAGTTTATGTCTAAAATGGATGCTTACGCACGGGTAAGAAAATCAACTATGCCTAAAAGCAGACCAATGAAAAGCAAAAAATCATACAACCGAGTAGATTTAAAAAAAGGTAAATACGATTAATTTCGTAGATGTAGTTATTGGAACGACGTGTGATTAGGTTGAATGGCAATGTTTATTTAACGGAAGACGAAATTGATGACATCGTTCACACCACATTAAATCAATTTAGAACTTCTCATCGTGCAATACTTCCAAAAAAAATAACTTACCTTGATCGTGAATTTGTAGACGCATTGAAAGACGAAGCAAAACACGCAATATTGAGTGTATATTATTTATATGGATACGGAGAAAAATACGCACCCGTTAAAAAAATTACAAAAGCAATTTCAGATAGATTTAAAGAAACAGATCAATGTTGTGAAAAGCTGTATTTTATGCAATATGACTTAACAGACACTCAACGCAAAAAATATAGAACTCAGTATGAAAACTTCTTAATCAACACATTACTGGAAGAGTGTATACAAAAATTTAAAAAGTTATCATAATATTTGACAAAATACAAAAAGAATGGAATAATAAGGTTATGGCTAAAATGGATAAAGACGATTTGAAATATGTGATCGGTCGATCACGTAAGTTGTTCAAAGGAGAAGAAATTCCCAAGGTACATGGATACGAAGGAGAAGTTGAAGAACTTGTTATTCGTCAACCCGGTGAAATCTGGACAGATAAAAACGGAAAAGAGTGGAAGCAAGTGGGTTCTAACTCAAAGGTAAGAACTGAAACTTTAATGGACAAAGTCAGAAAGACTCTACGGGAAGCACCCAAGTGTCCAAAGAAAATGTGTACTGTTGATCCAACCAAGAATTTAGATAAAAGAATGCTTGCTATGCGAGGTATGTGTTTTGATTGTGTTCAAGAGCATGAACAAAAACTAAAAGACGAAGGTAAGTATGAAGCATACGAAGCAAAGACAATGCTTGAAAATGAACTTAGTTTTTTGTCTGACACCAAAAGTAAATTGGTTGAATCAAAAGAGCATATAACAAACGACCCTAAATTTCTGAATGAAGATGGTTCTCTTGAGCAATGGAACATTCCAAATAAAAAAGAACTTATGAAAGATTTGGAATCAGACTTGGAAGAGCTTGAAGCAAGACTTTCTGAAATTGAGGACAGGTTAACTGAGTATGCAGACATCAAGTTCTAAAAGTTTCAACGATACCTTGAAACTTTTTATATTATAGAAAACTAAATACATATATATTTATCCTTAATGGCAGATGGACAAAAGATGCCCTTACGGGAAATAATAAAACAAGAGTATACTGAGTGTTTGAAGTCACCTATATACTTTATGAAAAAGTATTGTAAGATTCAACATCCTACATTGGGAACTATACCGTTTCATTTATATCCATTTCAAGAAAAAACTTTAGAAAGTTTTAAAAACGAGCAATTTAATATCGTTCTCAAAGCAAGGCAGATGGGAATTTCGACTCTTGTATCTGGATATGCGTTGTGGTTGATGACATTTTTCACAGACAAATCTATATTGTGCATTGCCATCAATCAAGAAACGGCAAAGAACATTGTTACCAAGGTAACTCATATGGCAGATTTTCTACCTTCGTGGTTACGAAGTGAGTGTACCGAGAAGAATAAACTTAGTATGCGTTTTAAAAATGGAAGTAACATCCGTGCAGCTTCAAGTAGTGTTGACGCATCTCGTTCATCTTCATTGAGTTTACTTATCGTTGACGAGTGTGCGTTTATTACAAATATGGAAGAAATCTGGACTGCTTCACAATCAACGATTACAACTGGTGGTCGTTCTATATTACTATCAACTCCAAATGGTATTGGTAACTTCTTTCACAAAACATGGGTTGGAACTCAAGATGCATCAAATGAATTTAATCCTATTAATTTACATTGGTCATTGCATCCAGACAGAGATCAAACTTGGAGAGATTTACAAACTAAAAACTTAGGTGAAAAAGACGCTGCTCAAGAATGTGATTGTGACTTTATATCTAGTGGTAGGTCTGTTGTTGATGCTAGTTTACTGGATTGGTATAAAGACAATCTTGCCAGTGAACCTGTTGAAAAACGGGGAGCAAATAAAGAGTATTGGATATGGGAGTATCCAAATCATACAAAGGATTATGTAGTCGCAGCTGATGTTGCTCGTGGAGACGGCCGTGATAAAAGTGCATTTCATGTATTTGATGTGGAAAACGTAAAACAAGTGGCCGAATTTAAAGGAGAAGTCGAAACCAAAGACTTCGGAAATCTTCTTGTTGCAGTTGCAAGTGAATTCAATGGAGCATTGCTTGTAGTGGAAAATGCAAACATAGGTTGGGCGGTTTTACAGCAAATAATAGATAAAGGGTATAGCAACCTGTATTACACTCAACGAGATTTTCAATATATAGATGAATTTACGCAACATACCAATAAATTAAATCGACAAGAGAAAAAGCAAGTTCCTGGTTTTACAACATCAATAAAAACTCGTCCACTTATTATCAGTAAAATGGAAAGTTACATTCGTGAAAAAGAAGTTGAAATTAGATCAGAACGAACTCTTGACGAACTGTTTACATTTGTATGGAATGGTCAAAAGGCCGAAGCAATGCAAGGATACAACGATGACTTGGTTATGAGTTTGTGTATTGCTTTGTGGGTTCGTGATACTGCACTTAGATTTCGTTCTGAAAACATTGAAACACAAAAATCTTTATTTGATTACATGGGAAGTACGACCAATATGAGCAGTGGAGCAAACTATAGACATTCTGGTTTAGCATCAAATCCATATGAAATGAAAAATCAACATGGTCAAAGTGAAAATTTAGAATGGTTACTTGATTAATATATACTCAACCAGGATACCTCAATATGAAGAAAACGCCGATTATACTCACCCTCACGGGTCTATTATTACTAACAGGAGGTTGTGCAACACAATCGTTGCTACCTACTAGGGGAGTGTACACGGAGTCTTTGTATGATACATATAACGAAGTGGAGGTTGTTGTTAATGAGATTGTAGTGGGTAAGACATCATACTCCGATCTTGTTAAGATGGGACTTGATTTAGAAAATATACCAAATGTAAAACGTTTAACATATCTTGATGTTATGAGTAAGTTTAAATTGGATAGTCCATCTAGATTTACTTTGTTTAATAAAATAGAACTACCTGCGGGTGTATTAAAAATGCTTGCATCACGTGAAAACGGACTAGCATATGAAATAAATTTGGAAAGACTTAAAAACAAACGAGAAGGAAGTGTACTTTTAGATATGCTCAATTTCAGAAAAATAGTTCACACGACTGGATGGAAAATCAGTGTACTGATTCTTATCGTAGATGATACGGTTGAATATGTTTTGTACTCAGGTGAAAAGAACATTGATCGTTTAGAAAAAGAGAAAAACCCACTTGGTCCTTTCCAAGGATTTGATGGTGGTGATATTATTGGAGCTGCAAGTGAGTTTCAGTAATACATATAAGTTTGACATATACATATATATTTAATACAATTATACACTTATAAACTTATATTATGGCAGACGATCCAAAACAAAGCAAATTATTCGGAGCACTTAAAAAACTTTTTTCAAGTGGTGTCGTGGTTAGAAACATCGGTGGTAAAAAACTAAAAATCGCAGATACGGACAATTTACAATATTCCAAAAAACGAGACGACAAGTACCAACGAATGCACACTTTGTATAGTGATTATGCAAATGGTTTCAATAATATTGGATTTCAATCTGCACGACTGGAATTGTTTAGTGATTATGAAGTAATGGATACTGATCCAATTATATCAAGTGCCTTAGACATTTATGCGGATGAATCAACTACTAAAAGTGAGTTTGGTGAGATTCTTAAAATTTCAAGTCCTGATTCAAATGTTAAAGGTATCCTTGAAAATTTATTTTACGATATATTGAATGTTGAATTTAATTTATGGGGTTGGATTCGCAATATGTGTAAATACGGAGATTTTTATCTTCATTTAGAAATAGAACCTGATTATGGGGTGTTAAATGTTAAACCCATTTCAACTTATGAAATGACTCGTATAGAAGACATGGATCCAGATAATCCTCAGTTGGTTATGTTCAAACAAGAAGGTCAGTATCGTGTAGACTATGAGAACTATGAAGTTGCACACTTTAGATTACTAGGAGATACAAATTATTTACCTTATGGAAAAAGTATGATAGAGGGTGGAAGACGAACATGGAAACAACTTCAGCTTATGGAGGATGCCATGCTCATTCATAGAATTATGAGAGCACCTGAAAAACGAATGTTTTATATTGATATTGGTAACATTCCACCAAATGAAGTTGATAACTTTATGCAAAAGGTAATCAATAAAATGAAGAAAGTTCCGTTTGTTGATGAAAAAACAGGTGACTATAATCTCAAGTTCAATTTGCAAAACATGACCGAAGATTTCTTTTTACCTGTGCGTGGAGGAGATAGTGGTACACGAATTGAGAACTTAGGTGGAATGACTTACGATGGAACTGAAGATATCGAATATGTTAAAAACAAAATGATGGCTGCACTTAAAGTACCAAAAGCATTTTTAGGATACGATGAAAGCATAACAGGTAAAGCAACTCTGGCCGCAGAAGATATTAGGTTCGCACGAACAATTGAAAGATTACAAAGAATTACCGTAAGTGAACTTACTAAAATTGCTATAGTTCATCTTTATTCACAGGGATACACAGATGCCAAGTTGGTTGATTTTAGTTTAAAGTTGACTAATCCATCTACAATTTTTGAAGAGGAACGGATACGAATTCTATCTGAAAAACTTAATACTGCCCGAGATATGGTAGACGCAAAAATGTTTTCTAAGGATTGGGTATATGATAAGATATTCGGTCTTTCTGAAGATGAAGTTAATGATATTCGGAGTAATTTTGTAGATGATGCTAAGGAATTTTTTAGATTAGAAAGTATACAAAACGAAGGAAATGATCCGGCTGATCCAACTCAATCTACCGATTCCGAAGAAGAAGGAGACGGTTGGGGTTTCGGTGATTTTGAAAATATGTCTTCTGAAGAAAAAGAAGAAGCAATAAAACAACGCAAAAAAGAGGAAAAGAAACGTAAGAATGCGGGAAAGGTATATGATCATCCTGACGACAAACCAATGGGAAGAGACCCACAAGGAGCAGATGAAAGACGAGTAAGTGGGCGTGATTGGGGAGATAGTCCATTGAAGTTGGAATCTGATTTAGCAAAACTAGACGAATTTTTGAAACAAAAACAACAAGTTAATCCGGAAACAAAATCAAAAATAATATGTGAAGCAGAAGAAACGTCACACGAATCAAAAGCCGATCCAATCACCGACTATTTAGACGATAAAAATATAATTAAAAAATAATTAGTTAAAATCTATTTTATATTTATATTTATACTCATATATATTACCACACCACAACGATGTGAAAAAGTTAAAACATAGCAAATATAAGAATACCGGCATCCTGTTTGAATTACTTGTCAGACAAATAACCGCTGATATACTCGATGGCAATGCAGAATCACCTGCAAACAAATTGCTAAAGAAACATTTTTCTGAAAATACTTCGCTTGGAAAAGAGCAAAGATTATATCAGTTGTTGATAGAAGAATCTACAGGTGATTCGTCAAAAGCAGATACACTTCTCGGTGTTGTGCTTGATTCCCACAAAAAACTTCTTCAAACGGAACTTGTAAATGCTAGATACGAGTTGGTTAAGGATATTAAAGAATCGTATCCAATAAATGATTTATTTCGTTCCAAGATAAGAAACTATAAAACATACGCAAGTATTTTTAAATTGTTTGAAAGTCACAATCCAACTATATATTGTGACCCCAAGGAAATATACGAATCAAAAACAACTGTTCTACAGAATTTATGTTCTCGGGGTTCTGAAAAAAATGAGGTTGTAGATGTCAACGAATATGAAAAACAAAACGAAGATTTAAGACTAATTGCGTATAAATTGTTGGTCGATAATTTTAATAAAAAATACAGTACCCTTGACGATGCCCAGCAAAAACTTCTTAAAAATTACATAAATAATATTTCAAATACGAATAGTTTGCGTGAATACATCAACAAGCAGGTTCCTTCAATCAAAAATCAAATCAACGAATACTCAGATTCAATAGAAGATGATGTTGTTAAAATAAAGTTAAAAGAAGTAATTTCTCAACTTGACAAAACAACCGAAGGAAAAGTTGTAAAGGATTCTCAAGTATCAACACTTTTAATGAGTTACGAGTTGATAAAGGAGTTGAAGAAACACGCAAATGAAAAAAAGTAATCTTAAAGACATCATAAGAACAATTCTTCAAGAACTTGAAGAAGAATCTAAATTGTCCGAAGTTAATACCACATCAAATGTAGATGGATACGAAACTCCTCATGCATTTAGTGGCAAGGATGAAGATGAACACGCAGAAGACATAAAGTCTAACGCAGAGGTGTTTGATTACAAGTCCACAGAAAATAAAAAAGCAAACACTATAAAACTAAACGAGGGCAGAAGTTTGTTTCACTTGTTCAGAGATCATCCTGATTATACACCTGAGCAAAAAGTGGGAGTCGCGGTACGAGAAATAAATAAACTTATGACTGAAGTTGAAAAATTGTTAAAAGTTTCTACACGGTATAAAGCAGAGGCAAACGTGAACAATAGTAAAATGTGGAAAACGACAAATAGATTTTTATTAAAAATAGACGAAAAGATTAAACGCATTTCTTATAAAATAAAAGAAATGAAATAGGAAAATGTTATGAAAAATTGCCAACGATTAGATAATGTAAAAACCAATATGATTCCGTTTGAAGAATCAACAACCAAGTTACTCAAGAAAAACAAAGCAGCTGTCAAACTTAAAAAAAGCAAGAAAGGTTCGCAACTTGCAAATAAATTGGGGACTGAGTGGACTGCACTCGGAAGTTCGTGTGAGATATCATCAACTAGCAATGAAATAACTTCGTATATTCGTGTTTCTCAAAATCCTAAAAATAACAATTATGAGTTTTCTTTAAGTTTTGATACTACTAAATTAAAAAACAAATCTTGTTCTAGTTTTGACGAATTAAGACAATCAATAAGTGATACACTTGTTGACGCAGTTAGATCACTTGCTGAGTCTGGTAACAAACTAGGATAATGAAATGTGTGAGTGTGGATGTGGAAGTTGTGAAGTTGTAGAATCGGAATCCAATGCCGATCCAAGTATAGACAACTATAAATTGGCACTTAAAAATCTAGGTGGTGCAATTAAATCTGCACACAAAACGGAAGAAGGAAAAAAACTCTCTGCTGAGTATTGGCTTGATATAGTTAGTTTACTCAAAAAAGCAAAACTTGGTGTTTCTATGATGGAACTCGGAATTGATGACGAAGAAGAAATCAAAAACACGCACGATACATCCATTAAAAAAGTAAAACCAACACCAGATGGAGAAAAAGGTGAAGGTGGTCCACGTGACGGGGAATCATCTGATTCAGATAAATCTACATCCGAAGGTATAATTGAAAAGTCTGCATCAAAATCACAACAAAGATTGTTTGGTATGGTTCATGCATATAACAAAGGTGATCTTAAAAAAAGTGATGTAGATTCTGATTTGTATGATAAAGTAAAAAAAATTGCAAGTGGGATGACAAAAACAGACGCAGAGGATATGGCCAAAACGGATCACTCTGATTTACCTGAAACAATTCCAACTGACGAATTTTACGACACAATGAATCATCTTAACATTTTATTGTCAGAGTATTCATTTGATAAGATAGAAAGTGGTGGGTCACAGGTTAGCATAGATACCAATGATCGCAAATTCACTATAAAGTTTGATGATAAGTTTTATATGGTTTCTCCGGATTACAACTTTGAACTCGGAAATATATCCGATTTGAATGAAGTTGTAGAGAAATTTGTCAAATTAACAAAACAATCAGAATTTTTGTTAAAAACAGAGTATGAAGCATCTGTTTAATCAGTTTGATTCATTAAACAATAATTAAATTAAGATACGTATATACTTATTTATTGATATGGCAAAAAAATTATTAGTATCCACCATGCCCTTTGAATTCAGTCCTGAGCAAATAAGTGAAAGTATTGAAAAAAACTCGGGTAAACTTCTTGTAAGGGGAATTCTACAAAAAGCAACTGAACAAAATCAAAATGGTCGTGTTTATACACGGTCACTGTTGGAACGAGAGGCGGGCAAATATAACGAACTGATAAATGATAGACGTGCACTGGGAGAACTTGATCATCCAGAAAGCAGTGTAGTTAATTTACAGAATGTAAGTCACAATGTTAAAAAGATGTGGTGGGAAGGTGATAGTCTTCTTGGTGACGTTGAAGTTTTAGGAACTCCGTCTGGTAATATTTTAAAAGAATTGTTTAAGGCTGGTATCACACTTGGTATAAGTTCAAGGGGAATGGGAACTACTCGTGAAAGTGAAGGAAAAACTATGGTCAATGATGATTTTGAATTGGTGGCATTTGATTTTGTTAGCAATCCATCAACCAGAGGTGCTTTTTTAGAACCTGTGAATTTAAACGAATCAGTTTCACCTGAACTTAAAGTCATAACCGAAGACCGAGTGTGTACCAAATATTGTAAACTTGAGGGAATCGTACATGAAATACTCGGAGAGATTGGAGAAATGTAATGAATAAAGAAATCTCTAAATTAATCAAGTCTACGATTTTAGAAGTTCTCAAAGAAGAACGAACTAAACAAATCAATGAATTTAATCCAAAAACAGGTAGGTTTGAAGACGAAGGTTTGTCAGCTGACCAAAAAAAGTTAACATCTGAGAAAATTTCTAAGTTCGGAAATTATCAGTCATATATCACTCACGAAGCAAAAGATACGGACATAGCAGAAGATATATGTAATATCGTTGAAAATGCATCTAAGTATATTCTCAATGAAACAGATGATTGGTTTGATGCAATGAGTGTAAAACGTAATCTAAAAGAAATCAAAACTCTTGCTAAAGAATTTCACAAAACTGCAAACGAAAGACAAGTATACACACAGCGTATGCAAAGTTTGTATGAAGATATGGGTAATATCTTAAACAGATATTTTGAAATAAACGGAGAAACTACCAATGAACAAACGTGAACTTAAAAACTATATAACGAAAGTATTGCTTGAGAAGTTAGAACAAACTCCGGTGGTTTTCGGTAAACTTGTAAAGAAAACAATTAGTTTCAGTGGAATACAACGTGAAATTGTCTGCGAAGGCAATGTTACAGATGCAAACGAATACGCAACACAAAACAAATTAACATTTACATCAGAAGAAACTGCACACTTCGGAGGTCACTTTAATAACGAAATGACTTCATATGAATTCCACCCAAATCCAGAGTTCTACGGAGAACTCATGGAAACGTCTATGTCTGCACGTGAACAACTTGCACGTATATGTGGAACGAACGACCAAGTACTAACTGAGGTACACGTACAAAACGCAGAAACTCTGGTTAACTTTGTTTGTACAAACGAGTTATTTCGTGAAGAACGAACAAACATGGTGTTTGAGCAAATCAATAGTAGTATAAAAGGTTGTTTGTATGACAAAACTCAATTTACAAAATTATTTGAATATCTAGTAAAACAATCGTGTATATCATATACAGAAGATAAAATAGAATTATCTGAATCTGAATTTGAGTATGCGACTACACTTCTTTCCAAACGTTTTTTTGAGAATCAAGAAGAACTAGAAGAACTAGAAGAAGATAAAACCAAGTGTGGAAAAAAATCATTTAAAACAGGTAGTGCATTTGAAAATATGCAAAGAATAAAATCAGGTCACCAAATGTTCCTATAAGGAAATATAATTATGAAAATTACAAAAAAAGAACTAAGAGAAGTTATCCAAGAAGTCGCAGAAGAACTTGGACTATTTGAAGGCTTAACAGCCGCACAAGAAAAATTACCAGAACCTTTGAAAAAAGCAATTCTTAAAAAGCAAGGTAATTCCGATTCATCTGATGATGAAACAGAAGATGTTGAAGAGGGATTAACAGCCGCACAAGAAAAATTACCAGAACCTTTAAAAAAAGCAATTCTTAAAAAGCAAGGTAATACTGAAGAATCGGATGATGATTCGGAAGAAGAGTCAATTGAAGAAGGCAATGCTTTCGGTGCGGCCGTAAAAGCTGCTCGTGAAAACGGAGACAAAGAGTTTGAAGTTGCGGGTAAGAAATACAAACTAAAAGAAAAGAAAGAAATTACCGAACAAGAAGACACCGAAGAATTTACAGGTGAAGACGAAGACGATGTAGAAGAAGGTAACGCATTTGGTGCAGCTGTAAAAAAAGCAAAAGAAGACGGAGACACAGAATTTCAAGTTGACGGAAAAACTTACAAGGTAAGTGAAGACTGGTCTAAAATAAAAGAAGTCTCTGATTGTTCGTATGAAGAAGACGATGAAGACATCGAAGAAACGGTAGATGCAGAATTCGAAGTTGGTGGCAAAACATACAAGGTTCGTGAAAACTGGACCAAGATAACCCTTGCCGAAAAACTAGACAGAATACTCGGAAATCGCAAAATTTTGTAAAATAAATCAACAAAAACAACTTAAAACACAAAAAAAGAGAAGAATCTTCTCTTTTTTTATAAATTTTTATATATTTTCGGATATAAGTATATATTTATTAATCAAAATGTTTTCACTTTATTGAAAACCAAGTTTAAGGTTTTAATTATTTGAAGTCCTATTAAAATGACTTTATCAAACTAAACACAAAAAAGGATAATTAACCATGAGTAAATTACTAAAAGAAGCTATTGCAGATGCGAAAGCAGTTCGTGAAACAGCTCTTGCAAATGCAAGACTTGCCCTCGAAGAAGCTTTCGCACCACGTTTGCAAAGTATGCTTACAAAAAAACTCAAGGAAGAAGAATTAGAAGACGAAGAATCAGAAGTTGAAGTTTCTGATGAAGTTGAAGAAGGTTCTTACTCCGAAGAGGACGAAGAAGTCGCAGTTGAAGACGATGAAATAGAAGTTGCCGATGAAGCACCAGTTGAAGAACCGGCTGCTGAAGAAGCACCTGCTGAAGAAGCACCTGCTGAAGACGAAATTGACGTTGAACCAGAAGTCGAAGGTGACTATTCTGAAGAAGACGAAGATGCAGTTGAAGAAGATGCGTTCGATTTAGATTCCATCATCAAGGAACTTGAAGATGAAATGGCAGTCGAAGACGATGAAGAAGAGTTGGAAGAACAATCCGACTCATCTGAATTAGGCACAGGTGGAGAAGAACACGTAAACGTTGCTGATAGTGACGATGAAGAACTTCCTGCTGAAACTGAAACTGTTGCTGGTGATCCAGGAACTGAAGGCGAAGAAGAAAAAGTTGCTGATATTGACGAAGATATTGATATTGAAATCGTAGAAGAATCCGAAGAAGAATCCGAAGAAGAATCCGAAGAAGATTCTGACGAAGATTCTGACGAAGATTCTGACGAAGTTGAATCAATTGACGAGTCTGAAGAAGATGAATCTGAAGAAGATGATGAAGAAATCAACTTAGAAGAAATCCTCAAGGAACTTGAAGACGAGTCGGCAGACGTGGAATCTGAAGAAGACGAGTCCTCTGAAGAACTAGCAGAACTTAAAACTGCAAATACTAAACTTCAACAAGAAAATGATGAATACCGCAAAGTTTACAAATTTTTGCGAGGTAAGTTAAATGAAGTTAATCTTCTTAATGCAAAATTGCTTTACACAAATAAGTTGTTTAAGGCACACGTATTAAATGAAGATCAAAAACTAAAGGTTGTAGAAAGTTTTGACCTTACGAAGAATGTTCGTGAAGCAAAATTAGTATATGCCACACTTGGAGAGAGTTTCAGAACTCAAACACCAGAAGTAAAGGTAAAATCAAAACCTGTAAAGGCTGAGAAAAACCCTTTGACTGAAGGAATTGCATCCAAGGCAATCAAATCAACAAAACCTTCCAAGAAGATTTTATCTGAGGGCAACGAACTTGCTAACAGATTCAAGAAACTTGCAGGTATAAAATCATAACAAAAACAAAATCTAATATATAGGAAAATTATAATGAGTGAAATAGGCAAATTATTAAAAGAAAGTCAGAATCCTCAAGAACGTCTTATGTCCGAAACCCGTGGTTTAGTAACTAAATGGGAAAAGACAGGACTTCTCGAAGGAATTTCTACTGACACAGAAAAGAGTGGTATGTCCATTCTTTTAGAAAATCAAGCAAAGCAGTTGATCGATGAATCATCACGCACCGGTACAGGTGGAGGCAACGAAGAGTGGAGTGGAGTAGCACTTCCTTTAGTACGTCGTGTGTTCGCAGAAATCGCATCAAAGGAATTCGTTTCCGTTCAACCAATGAATCTTCCCTCCGGATTGATCTTTTACTTAGACTTTAAGTATGGAACAGGTCAATCACTTCAAGGTGGTGGAAGTCTTTTCGGTGGATCATCAGACGCAAAACTCGGTTCAACCGATGAAGCAACAGGTGGTCTTTACGGAGCAGGTCGTCACGGTTACTCACTCAATGACAAGCAAATCGCTGTCGAGGTAGGTGCGGCTATCCCAGCTGATGCAGACTTAGAAGGTGTTCGTGCGTTTAAAGTTGTTGCAGCTGACGGAAGTGAATCTCAACTTGACGGTGAAAACAAAGCAATCGCAGCCGGAACATTACATTACCATGCGGCTACAACCGCAGAAAATCGTGGTGATTTTGAAGACAATCTTGGTAATTCCGAAGACGCAGCTGACACAGGAATTCAAAAAGATGTCGGTATCCCCGAAGTTAACTTGGAACTCAAAAGTGAACCAATCGTTGCAAAGACACGTAAGTTGAAAGCAGTTTGGACACCCGAGTTGGCACAAGACCTTAACGCATATCATAGTATTGATGCAGAAGCAGAATTGACTTCTCTTCTTTCCGAGTACGTTTCAATGGAAATTGATTTGGAAATTCTCGATATGCTTATCGTTAACGCACATACTGTAGGTACTGAATTTGATGCGACTACTGCTCTTACGGGTGGTGAGACTCAAGGAACATTGTTCCAGAAACTCGGCACAAGTATTCAAAAGGTGAGTAACACAATTCATCAATTGACACTTCGTGGTGGTGCAAACTTCTTGGTTTGTTCTCCAACGGTTGCTACAATTCTTGAAAGTATCCCAGGATACGCAGCTGACACAGACGGAAATCAGTCTCAGTTCGCAATGGGTGTTACTAAAGTAGGTGCGTTAAACAATCGTTTCCAGGTTTACAAGAATCCATACATGACGAGTGGTGACATTCTCATCGGATTCCGTGGAACAAACTTCCTCGAAACTGGTGCAGTTTATGCTCCGTACATTCCGTTAATCCAAACTCCATTGGTATACGATCCGGTCAACTTTACTCCACGTCGTGGTGTAATGACCCGTTATGCCAAGAAGATGGTTCGTCCTGAATTCTACGGTAAACTTACCGTTAAGAATGCAGAGAATCTGTAATTCTGATCGGAATAACACAAAATTTAAGAGGGGTTCGTTTGAACCCCTCTTTTATTTATAACGATTACCATAAGTAATGTATATTTATAGACATGGACGACAATGACAACGTAGAAGAGAATACAGAACTAGAAAGAATCAGGTGGGAGGGTGTTGTTACATCACCTGTAGGAAAAACACCGTTTGGATTCTTCGACGCAGATCCAGCGTTCGTTGAATTTGCTCCAAGGGCAGCTGATTGGGCAGCTAAAAGATTAGGTTATCCAATTGTAGATGTAGAAATGATCGATGTTCAATTTTATACTTGCTTTGAAGAAGCAGTAACCGAATACAGTGCACAAATAAATCAATTTTCAATCAAGCAAAATTTATATAGTTTAAAAGGAACTTCGACTAGTGTAAATCTAACAACGTCAGTTTTACGCACACAACCACTTCCATTTTATTTAAAATTGTCAGAGGCATACGGAGCAGAGGTTGGTGTGGGTGGTAATGTTGACTGGAGAAAACAAAGTTTAAGTGTAAAGGCGGGAGTTCAAACCTATGATTTACAAGGATTGTTTAATCAATACTATATTGATCCAAAAACAGGTGAAAAGAAAATTGAAAGAATTGAAGTTAAACGAATATTTCACCATCCACCACCTGCATTAAATAAAATATACGATCCAATGTCAAACTCGGGTATGTCTGTTTCTAATATGTTAAGTGAGTTTGGTTGGAGTGGTATGTCTCCGGTAGGTACTCAATTTTTGCTCAGGCCGGTAAATGAAGACTTGATGAGATTGCAAGCAATTGAGTTCAACGAACAGATACGAAGAAGTGCGTATGGATTTGAGTTGGTAAATAACAAACTAACTGTATTTCCAATACCAACAAAAGATTTCACACTATGGTTTGATTATATATTCAAACGAGAACGAGATATCGCAGCTGTACAAGGATATGTTGATGCAGATGAATTCAATACAATGCCAAAGACTCAGACACAAGTGACTGAGGAAACTACTCAACAAGTTGTAGCAGATAACACACAAACAGGATTACCACCCGAGTCGACCAGGCCTTCACGTCAATTGGCATCATCACCTGACTCAATAACCGACGTTAGTAATGCACCTTATGAATTTCATAGTTTTTCTGCTATAAACGATGTTGGTAAACGATGGATAATGAAATATTATCTATCAACTTGTAAAGAATTACTCGGTGCGATCCGTGCAAAATATCAAAGTATTCCGATACCTGGTGGAGAAACATCACTAGATGGTGACGCACTAAGAGCAGAAGCACAAACAGAAAAAGAACAACTGATAACTGAACTTCGAGAAGATTTGGAAGTAACAAGCAAAAGCACTACAAGTGAACAACTAAATCAGGTATCTGATAACTTGCAAGAAAACCTTAAAAAAGTTCCAAACTTTTTATACATAGGATAACCCAATGTCACGAGGAAGATATTTCACACGAAGAGATGTCCGACTGATGAACAGTTTGAATGGAGAACTTCTTACTGACATTGTAGAACAGAAGGTTATTGTGTATAAAATTAGTCCTGATGAAACTGAATCAAATATTTATGGGGAAAGTTTAGATAAAGTTTATTATCCTGGTATAGAAATAAGTTGCTTAGTTGAAACTGATCCACAAAGTACATTGTACGAAGGGTTCGGACCAGATGTTAAAAAAGGAACATTGTTTAGATTTCACCAAAAATTATGCGAGCTAAAGGAATTGTATCCACAAATTTCTGATATAGTTGAATGGGAAAATGCTCATTTTGAAATAAGTAATGTGGTTGAAAATCAATTTCTCGGTGGCCAGCCAGAAAAAAATTATAGTCTCGTGTGCAATGCTCACATGAGTAGAAAAAGTCGATTAAATATTTTGGATAGAGAAGTGTAATGAATTACGATGGAGTAAATAATCCGTTTATCACTCTGAAGAAGTTATCAGGAGACGATTCAACTGAGTTTAAGGCTAAATTAAATACCAGTCCTCCTTCATTGGCAAACGACACATATATGTCAAATAAGAAGAAATCAGAACACGCATTATACTCTGACAATCGTTCCGACAAAATGCGTTCTGATGATGATGAAATTTCATTTGAAAATTATGCAATAACCTTGATGGACATTGACAATATTCTATACGAGTATTTTGTTAATGTAATCAATCCACAGGTTGATGATACCGGAGGTGGTATTCTAACCGTTCCAGTTCGTCATGCTTCACCTGAACGATGGAGTTCAATTTTAAACGATGGAGTTTATCGTGACGATAAAGGACAGGTACAAAAACCTATGATAATTTTTACAAGAACGAGTGTATCAAAAGATGATTCGTTTGTGTATTTTAATCGTTATTTATCTGTTCCGTTTGTCAAGAAGTTTGATAAAAAGAATATGTACGACAAGTTTAGTTCGTTGACCAACTCAAATCGTCAAGTAGAAGTTCATAATATTACTTTTCCTGATCATGTTATATTGAATTACGATTTCACAATGTCAACTGAGTATGTTCAGCAAATGAATTCGTTGGTAGAACGAATAAATTGGGTTAGCAATGATTATTGGGGTGATCCTGCACGATTTAAATTTCGTGCATCGGTTGATTCATTTTCAAATAGTGTGGAAGTGCCTACGGACGATGACAGAATTGTATCAACCACATTCTCATTAACAGTAAATGCGTATTTGTTACCAGAGGTATTTGATAATACCAAAACATCAAAACGAAATCTTACCAATAGAAAAGTTGTATTCGGAACAGAGATTATCTCCGATAAAGCAGTAAACGGATTAGAGTCATCTGGTGACCGAACAAAGTTCGTATTAAACAGAAAAACACGTGAGTTGTATATTGCAGGAGATATTGGAGATGAAACTGAAATTCGTATATGGAATGATGAAGAATATTATGCGATTTATATAAATGATAAAAAGTTTGAAATTGGAATAGATGTAGACGATGACGCAAATGATTTCTTGATGTGGAATAAATCATCCGAGAATGAAATTAAACTGTTTAAAAATGAAACGGTACACGTGGAAGTTGGTAACAAGAAAGTACTTATAGAAACACACGAACATACTGTTGAAATAATTAAAATAAAATATATAACTTGATTTTTTACTTTTATTAGTGTATTATTATTTTAATGAAAAATAATCAAGTAGAATTAACTAGTGATGAACTAGCTGAGATTTTATCATTGAACAACGAGTATCAAGAAATATTAATAAGTCTTGGCCAAATCAATTTAAGACGAGATTCTATTGAAAAAGAAGAGGCGGCATTAAAAATCACAGAATCAGAACATTACAATTCGTATGATGAAACTCAAAAGAAAGAAGCAAACTTCAAACAACGTATAGTGCGTAAATACGGAGAAGGTGAAATTAATCTGGAATCAGGTGTTTACACTAAATCAAAAAAATAATCATTAAATATACAATTTTCAAATTTTCAAAACATATTTATGATAAAAGTCAAACATTTCCAAAATTCAACCCATAACAACAAAGGAGACTATATAAGATGGCAGAAAGAATTGTAAGCCCAGCAGTTTTCACCAACGAAATCGATCAAACATTCCTGACACAAGGTATCTCACAAATAGGTGGAGCAGTTGTTGGACCATTCAAAAAAGGTCCGGCATATGCACCAACGATTGTAAGAACTCACGCAGAACTTGAAGATTTATTTGGTGTTCCCCAAGGAAACTATTATCAACCATTCACCGCACGTGAATACTTAACGCACCAAGGTGTTGTTACAATCGTTCGTGTCGGTGCTTTAGGTGGATATAAACAAGACAACGCACTTGTCATTAAAGCAAAGGTAACAGATGTACCTGCAGATTTAAGTGGATCACTAGGAAGTGGTTCTCTTGGAGTTGCAGTTGGTAACGAAGTTGTTATCGGTGTTTTGGCAAATACACTTTACGAAGGAGTCACAGATGATTCCGGATTTGAAGGTTCGTCAATCGATAACGACACATCTGTTTTGTATCACGATACAGAAAGTGTTGATCCAGAAACAGGTGAAACTGTTTCAGTAGGTAATCTCGAAACTACTTTGTATCTTAGAAAAACAGTAAGACTTGCAGATGAGTTCACAGGTGACATTATTGAAACTGTTCAAAGTTTGAAAGACGATTATGATTCTGATTATGTTTTTAACATTGATCCTAAAGAACCAGATAGTCTTCAAAACATATTCGGAAGAGCACCCAAGAAAAACTTGGAACCTGCATATTTCTATACATACTTTGAAAACTCACAAGAAGAAGTTTTCAATAACATCATGAGTGGTGTTAAGTATAAAATAGAAGTTGATACTTCAAGTGAAGCAATGGTATTTGAAACACGTGATAGTGTTACAGGTGAACTTGATGATGATCCTTGGAAACCAGGTGAGGCTGCATTCAGTTGCAGACCTGCAGAAACTCCTTATATTAAGTCACAAGAAATAAGTGGCAGACGATATGATTTGTTTAAAGTATGGACACGCAACATGGGATCAGATGCAAATCGTGAAATTAAGATTGCGATCTATAATGTTAGAACTCCTGGTTCAATCCAAGATTCCGATTACGCAACATTTAGTTTGATGGTTCGTTCGTTTAACGACAACGATAAATCTCCCGAGATTGTTGAAAATTATGATGGAGTTACACTTGACCCATTAAGTCCTCGTTATCTTCCACGTGTTATCGGTGATCGTTTTACTACCATCGATTCTAAAGGAAAGATCATTGACTATGGTGATTATGTAAACTCAAGTAACTGGATTCGTATTGAAATGCCAGCAGAAAGTACTGCACCTGCAAATGCTATGCCTTATGGTCATGCTCCTTATCGTTCACCACTTGGTGGAATTGATGTAGGAACACCTGAGTATAGTTATGCTTCTCAGTATGCACGTTCACTTGGTAGATTCTTCAATGGTGCAGTTTTCAATCAAACATCACCTGATGGAATTCTTGAACTTCCAAATTCAGGAAGAGATACTTCGGAACTTTTCCGACCACTTCCTGCGAATCCTGGAGATGCCGGCCGTGGTTTTTACATGGACAGTTCTAAAAATGTAGAATGGAATGCAACTTATGTAGAAGAAGTGGATGGTGCAACTGATGTATTTGATGTTGATCCAATTCCAACTAATCCATCAACTGCTGACGAATTGCTTGTTGCAAAACTTCGTAGATTTGTTGTTGGATTCCAAGGTGGATTTGACGGACAATCTCCTGCACATCCAATCGCACTCGGAAAAGACATCACAGAGAATAATGCTCAAGGTCTTGATTGTAGTAGAGAATTCAGTTCAGGTACAAAGGGATACAAACGTGCGTTTGCAGCTCTTAGTAACCAAGACGAATTTGATATCAATCTTCTTGTAACACCCGGTTTGAGTCTTGATCTTCATAGATCAGTTATCAATCGTGGTGTTGATTTGTGCGAACAACGTGAAGATTGTTTCTACATTCTTGATTGTGTAAGTGCAAATAACCAACCCGGTCGTGTAGATGATGCAGTTCAGCAAGTTGCTACTATTGATAGTAACTATGCCGCTACATACTACCCTTGGGTTAAGATTATTGATCCTGCAACAAACGTATTGCAACCATATCCACCATCATCACTTATGATGGCAGTATATGCGGCCAACGATAAAAGTGCGGCTGAATGGTTTGCTCCTGCTGGTTTGAATCGTGGTGGAATTGAATCTGCGGTTGCGGTCATGGATCGTCTTAACTTCGCAGAAAGAGATACACTTTACGAAGGTAAGGTTAATCCAATTGCGGCTTTCCCTGGTCAAGGTATTGTTGCTTTCGGTCAAAAGACCTTACAACGTCGTGCAAGTGCATTAGACAGAGTTAACGTACGTCGTTTGCTTATCACACTTAAAAAGTTCATTGCGAGTTCTGCAAGATTCTTGCTTTTCGAACAAAATGTGGCATCAACACGTAACCGTTTCCTTAGTATCGTTAATCCATACTTAGAAAACGTTCAACAACGTCATGGTCTGTATGCATTCCGTGTTATCATGGATGAGTCTAACAACACACCTGATCTCATTGATAGAAATATCCTGTATGGTCAGATATTCCTACAACCTGCACGTGCAGTTGAATTTATCATTCTTGACTTTAATCTTACACCAACTGGTGCAAGTTTCGAAGCATAAGAATAATTTAATTCTAAACTTTAAAGACCTCTCTGTTCGCAGAGAGGTCTTTTTTTTGTGTTGATATATATTTATTTAAAATGGAAATCTCACTTACTGATATATTACATGAATTACAATATGAAGAATTTTGTAAATTTGTAAAAGAAAATAAACTTGACTCTGATGTATGTACATTGAATGAGTTTGCAATACCTGGTAGATTAAAAAAGATTTGGTCATTTTTGAAAGAATTAAAAGATATAATCAAGGTTAAGATCATGGACTTGGCAAAATTATTTATGAACAAACTTGTATTTAAGTTCTTCGCAAAAATAAAATTCAGTATGAAGTATTTATTTGATCTGGTTAAAAAAGGATTCAAGGCATATAAAGAGGTGATAAAGGCAATAGGAGACTACTTATCCAAAACTAAAGTAGGACGATGGACTGAAGACAAACTAAAAGATTTGGATGCGTTCTTGGCAACGCATCCGAAGACTAAAAGAATTGCAGGTATGGCAGTTGCCGGTATATTGATTTATATTTGGTTAAACATGACATTCACAGGAAATGCAGATTATGATTTTGATATGGGTGATATGATTCTTGCACTTGGTGGTGGGTTCACATTATCTACTTTATTTGCCGGACCAGAAGGAATGGCACTATTAACATTATTTGTAACTGGTGTCATCGGATTGTCGTTTCCATGGCCAGGTCCTCAACACTTTCAATTCATAGGAGCCATTGTATATGGTTCTGCAAAACTAGTTGGTCAGAAACTAAGAAAAGACAAAACATAAATAAATATATTTTTTAATTTGGTAACTATTTATACTTGTTGATTGAAAAAACAAGTTTTTGAATTTTTAATCAATATTTATTACTAAAAGTTAATCATTAAACTGGAGAACAACAAAAATGGCACAAGTTATTTCAACCGAAGAAATGTTTTTTACGGCATTTGAACCGAAAACAGCAAATCGTTTTATCATGTATATGGACGGAGTTCCTGCATATCTTATCAAGAGTGTTACTCGTCCGAATCTTAACATTGAAGTTCAGACCCTCGACCACATCAACATCAAAAGAAAATTGAGAGGTGGTAAAGCAGAGTGGCAGGACATTACAATGACACTTTATGATCCAATCGTACCAAGTGGCGCACAGGTTGCTATGGAATGGGTACGTCTTTCTCACGAATCAGTTACAGGTAGAAATGGTTATGCCGACTTCTACAAAAAAGACCTTGTTATTAATACTCTCGGTCCTGTAGGTGATTTAGTTGAAGAATGGACAATCAAGGGTGCTTGGTGTCAAGCAACCAACATGGGAACACTTGATTGGTCAACCAGTGAATTTATGACTGTTGAACTTACCGTGTCTTACGACTACGCAATTCTTCAATACTAATTTTTACATAATATTCAGTTTAATTTAAAAAAAACTCCCTTCTCGGGAGTTTTTTTTTT